AGCTCTGTGGTTGCTGATTGTGACATGACAACTGATCCAACGTTCTTGACATTTGAGCCAATAGTTGTTCCAGTTGTATTATAAATATTCCCAGCCTTAATTGGACCGGAAAATGTAGTTGTTGCCATTTTATTCTCCTAGTTTGTAGATCTAGTCTCTAGGCCGTCGACTATACGCGTCTAGATCTAATTAAATAATTGTATAGTGTGTTTATTATACCCAAAAAAAAGGGGCGCTACAAGAGCGCCCCTTAATAGATTTTAAGTAATCTAATTAAATAGATTACGCTCCACCAGTTCCGTAGATTCCTCTAGGGTCAGACCATCCGAAGACGTATCTTTCTCTAGCTTTGAATCTTACGTTACCAGTGTCGAAATCTCCTTCGATAGCTGTCTTGATAGGTGCTCTAACAAAGTGTTTTAGACCGTTAGGTGCATCTGTTATCAAGAACCACGCATCACTGTCATTTAAGTAATGGTTAACGAAGTATCCTTCAGGAACCATTCCCATGTGCATTAATGCGTTGATATCATTGTCCGCAGTGCCAACTCTTTGAGGTGATTTCAAAATTCTTTCAGCTGTGAATTGATTTTCTTTTGGAATAATCATTCTTCTAGCTTGAATTGCAATTTTTAATCCTCTCTCGTCAACAAACGATGCAATGTCTATCATGCCTTGTTCTAATGAGGTTTCGGACAAGTCTGCAGCAGTAGCCAGCGTATTGCTGAACGTACTGTTGTTAGCAAGTGGGTGAGTAGTAACGCAAAGTGCGCTTCCGTCACCACCTGTGTAGCTAGTATTAAAAGCATTATTCAAAATCGCGGCAGCTTTCACTTGTTTAGTGTGTGCCATTGATCTTGCTAAAGCTCTTGTGTATCTACCAGCTAATCTGTCATATAGATTGTCTTCAATAGCTTCTTCAGTGATAGCAAAAGCGAGAGCAATTGTCTCGTTAGTGTATCTAGAAGTATAAACCTCAGTTGCATTGTCGTAAGTGACCATTGCACCTTCAGATTTAGTTGCTGCTCCAGCAAAGCCGGAAAGCATTACTTCTTCTTCGAAAGCTCTGTCAGACGATTCTGTCATGAAAATCGCTGCTGCTTCATTGTCGTATCGGTTATATTCAAGTCCAAATAGTGCATTCAGACCTGGTTCTAGTTCTTTGACTAGCTGTGCTCGTGATATTGCCATATGTCTATGCTCCTATTAGATTCCTGCACCTTTGTTACCGTAAAAGTGATTATTGATAACCACTAATGCTTTAACATTGCTTGCAGTTTGATCTTCGTTGTCCGGATCTTGCGAAACGTCAATTACACGAACTGCTTGAGTCGTTTTAATATCGTTCGTAGATCTGTCCAACTGAACTTTGGATATACCTGTAGTCGTACTTCCTGTAACGTTTGTTACATCGAAGTTTTGAAAAATGAAAGTCGTATTCAGATCATCGTCAACATCAATCTTGAAAACTACGCTTGGGTCATCAACAACGAACGCTATAATGTCGCTCGCTGCAATGGATCCAGGATAGTAGTTTTTCCAAGTTGGTTTTGAAGTAGTAGGATCTGTATAAAAACAACCATTAAAAACACCACAGATTCTTTCACCGTTTGCTGCAGTGTGACGAACTATTGTTCCTGTAGCTGCAGCTTGAACTGCATCTCCTTGGAAAATAGCTGTCGATTCGCTTGCCGCAATACGATATCTATTCTGAGCATTAATAAAGGGACTTCCATCTATCTTACGAACTGGTTTCAGTCCGTAGGTTGATGATGTATTTGCCATCTTTATATCCTCCGTTGGCGATTTCTCGCCGGGTTAGTTTAAACGATTTTGGACTATAACTAATAAATTAGGTTTTTCGTCCGCCACCAAAAGTTACTCGAGACTGTCTATCAATATTGATAGGCATTCCCGGGTGTTGCTCCTTCATTAAATCGTTATCAACCGCGGTCATTGAATCTGCTGATATTCTTTTAAAATAATCAGCGCGCGATCTTGCGATCTCCTCAGGTATCCTTGCCAACACAAGGCCTCCAACCCCAATTAAACCAGCGTATTTTCCTTCATGAATAGTCGGGTATTCATTTTTGCCTAATTCACTTAACAGTGTTTCAGCTTTAAGAAATTCCCAACCTTCTCTAAGTCTTTTGGATACATTAGCTGAATCCATAAAACCCATACTCTCAGTTCTTATCCATCTCTGAACATAACCTTGAGGCGCCGCTGGCGCATCGAGACTAGATGGTGGCGTCCAGGGTTGATTACGTGTATCTTTATCTCTCTCCTGTGACGCGCGTGAGGTCTTTATTACTTCACTCGAGCTTTTTTTACTCATGCTTCCTCCTTCACGTATTTAGCGTATTCTTCTAGTGACACCCCTAATTTTTTAGCAATAGCCACCTGTGATTTGGTGAGTCTCACAGATCTGCGTCCTTGTTGAGTTCTACCAGCCGAAGCTACCGTTTGGACGGGTTTACGGGCTTCTGTTTTGGCCGTAGCAGTCTCTGACTCAAATTTATGAGGAAAATATTCCCTCATTTTGTCGTCAATCTGATTATAATACTCATCACTCTCGACATCAACCCCCCTGCTCACTAAATCTTCATGAACATTCCAGGCTGCTCCCGACATGATTCGATCATTACCAAACCACTCATTTGTCTGAGCCCAAGCTTGCGCTTTTTCACTTGGCTGCTGAAACTCTTCCGGCATTTGAGCCTGCATATTCCCTGCTTGTTCTACCGTTTTAGTTTCTTCTGCTTGTCTTTTTTTCAAAGCCTCGTGCTCAGCTAACTTTATTCTAGCTTTCTCTTTTTCAACAGCAAGTCTTGTGAGTTCATCAGTAGCTTCCATAATTTGATTTGGCTCCTGGGCTCCAATAGCTTCTGCCAACTTAGATTTAACTTGATCTCGTTGTGCATCTACTCTTGCGTCGAATTCTTTAAGATGACCTTCGCTAATTTCATCTAACTTGCCTTGGGAACTATCATATTTTTGTTGTAGTCCTTTAGCAAATTCAGTCGCAGCTTTTTCTCTTCTTTCTGCTTCTCTAGCTCTGTAAGTTAACTTGTCTATTCTTTTTTGAACACCTTCAGTATACTTACCAAGATCTTCTTTTGGTTTTTCTTCTTTAGGTGCTGGTTTAGTTTCTTCTACCGGATCTTCAATTTGTTCTACTTGAATTTTCGCCTTCTCATCGTCTTTATCATGAGAGGTATATCCTAAATCTACTTCACCAACATTTAGATTTACATCTTCCTTTGTCTCTTCCTTTTTTTCTGGTTCTTTGACTTCGACTGTTTCTGCTTTCGCATCGTCTGTGTCTAGTTCCACTTCATCAGTTTTGACATTTGGTTCTGCCATTGTTTCCTCCTAGTATAAGTGAAGAATGTCTTCGGGTTTATTAATCTTGGCAATGATTTCATCATCATTTAAAATACGATGCTCACCAAATTTCGTTTGAAATCTGGAACCTGAATATCGTCCATAAACAACAAATTCACCTTCTTTGCACCAAGGGCCTGTTGGAAATTTTTCTTTATCTTTGTAACAAAGATCTCCCATATGAATCACTAATCCAACGACTGTTGTCATTTGAATAGTTTCGTGAGTTGTATCAGAAAGTATAATTCCACCCTTAGTCTTTTTCTTACCAGACCAAGGACGCACTAGCATTCTATAACCAACAGGCTTTGGTAAAGTATCAATATACTTACCGACACCTTCCGCATCTGTGGGTATTGGGTTGCCTTCTTCTTTGTCTGCAGCGTCTAATATAGGCTTGATTAAGCCTTTAGGTTTGATTAATTGTTGTGTCACCGTCGTCATCCTCCTTTTGCAGGTCTTTAAGATCCTGAAGCACTGCGTCATATGCAGTGAGTTGTCCTCTACTATAGTTTAATTTCTCTATCGTGTCTATACCATAGCATAGATGTTCTTTAACGGCGTCTCTATTCTTATTAATTCTTTTTTTGATAACTTCTACTGAGTATGGATCAAGCATGACGTTCTAACATTATTTTATTATCACCAGAGTCTAATACTTTAAAATCCCAGTAAGTAAGAGCTTTTCCAATTAATTCCATATCATAAATTTTAAAATCATCAAAAATTAATCTTGAACCTTTTCTTGTTTTCTCCGCGAACCACAAAGCCTCTCTCATCACCTCTTTAGTCGTATGTGGTCCATCAAAATGCACAAGATCGAATACTTTATCAGTTGAATTAAACAAATTCATGTATTGCCTATCTGTAAAATGATAAAAATTAAAGTTTTTATTATTTGAAAAATCTTTAAGCAATTGTATTTTCATAGTATCGGGATACGTAGGAGCTTTTTCTATCACTTCACCATTGGCATCTTTCCATTTTATTTTACGTTTTTTTTGCTTATCAAAGTGTTGATATTCTAAATCACCGTAAGGATCTATGCCTATATGTTCGTAAGGTTTTTTTCCGCTATGCTTTTTAATACCCATCATGATAACCTGTGAACCAAGTCCTTCACGCACACCTATTTCACATGTTGTAATTGATTTAGATTCTTCACAAAATGGTAACGTTTCGCTCCACTTTTTTAGTAGTTCATATTCAGTGCTATCTCCTCTAATCATAGATTAGAGCTTTATATAATGATTATTTTCGGCTGTCTACTTTTTTCCGTTACGGAATATTTGTGTTCCCTTTATACCAAAAATACTACCAACTACAAGTATCCATAAAGTCGAAAACCATGTCGGAAGTGACGCAAAATGCTCGAAGAAGATTTTTACTTTCTCCATCGCTGCAGGATTGTCACTGAAGACTCCCCACGCGAGCACTACTATGGGTGCACTTAATATGACTAAAACGAACTCGTCCTTGTAGTCGTTTTGACGGGCTTCTAAAAGTTTACCCTGGTAAGCTTCCTCACCTCGGGCTTGTTTTTGCGCATGTAAATACTGTGCATCCGCCATAGCCATTTTAGACTCTTGACGTTTTTTATAAATGTGACTCGCCGCGTTTAAGCCGAGCTTAAGTGCTCCAAACCACATATTAGAACCAAGTTGCTGTTTGTTTTCTAGCTTTGCCTGTTCCTTGAACAGTCACTTTATCACCAGTAGGAATCCTTTGACCAGATCCTCTGATACTAGATTTTGCTCTCGGATCTCTTATTAGATTCTGAGAAGGAATACCAATCTTTGTCGATTTTCCTAACGGTGCTTGTTTTTTTATTGTCATATTTTTCTCCTAGGTTTGTATATACTATGATTTAGGACCTTTCAAGGTCTTAACATCTCTAGCCTTCATTTTATCTGAAGTCAGTTTAACATCAGCAGATATCAATGATTTCTCAATTGCTGTATCCGCTCTTAAATGAGCTAATTCCTCATCTTGTTCTAATTTTTCTTCAGCGATTTGCTGGCCTTTTAAAAATTTAGTTTTATCAAGATTAATTCTTGCCGCATCCTCTTTTACTTTACGCTCTTCTTCCATAGCTTTAAGATCCACTTCTCTTTGTTTCAATTTAAGTAATGGATCATGATCAAACTGAGAAGTAATTGTTTTTTCTTCTTTCATAAACTCTTCAGTCATATCTGCAACCAATACCGCTTTTCTAGCTTCTATCTTTTGAGAGATTTGTTGAAATTGTTGTTGAATTTGTGGATTCATGGTTGCTTGTTGTTGCATCTGTGGCAACATTTGCATTTCTTCTGCAAATTCTAATTGAACCTGTTCCTGAGCCATTAGAGAAATATGTTCTAATACATTTTTCTCTAAGGCTGCTGTTATACTTGGGTTATTTCTAACAAAGTTAGTGGCCATAAAAAATAAGTGAGCCGTTACATGAGCTCTATGATCTTGACCAGGAAATGCCTGAAAAGGTTTCTGTGCCAAAGCATCAATGTGCTCGATCGCCGGATCTTTAGGTTGATTCGGTGGAGGCGGTGGTAAAATTCTATCAATATCCTTTACACCTATCGCCGTGTACATATTTCTATATGCCATGTACATATTATGCATTTGTGGATTAGTTTGAGCTAATTGTAATTGTGTTTGAGCCATTGAAATTCTTTGAGACATTGAAAATATATTTGGATCAGCCACAGGTAAAATATCTACCTTATCATCAAAATCTGTTTGTTTAACATTTCTTGCTGCACCTACCACGTCATAAGGATATTCGGGTGGTAAGTACGTGGCAAATAGTTTTGCCAGTAATTTAAATTCTTGTTTAAGTGAAACATATAGTCTTTTATGGATTGCTGACATTACCCTTGAGCCACGCTCCAATAGGGCTACGGTCGTACCAACAGCGGCCTGCTGGTTCCCGTCCCCGACCTGCATGTCAGCAATGGACGCGAATCTTTGTCC